CTGTTCTATACCACGAGCAAACTTCATGAACTCTGCCATAGGTGCTTCAAGTTTGGTAGCAGTCTCACCACCACACTTACCATTACCTATCTGTACAGTCACACACTTCTTCTTTGCTGCAGCTTCCTGTGAGGATGTCTCTGGTTCTGCAGGACCACGTGGGTTCTTAGTACTATCTACACCTTCCTCTTCTGGTACACCTTCATTATTCTTTGGTGCTTCCTCTTGTCCAGTCTCTTCGTTATCAGCTACTGTACTACCAGTACCACCAACACTAGTACCTTGACCACCATGCTTCTTCTTATCATAGGTAGGGGCAGATAGTTTATCAAATCCTACTGCTGTGCCACCTTCAGAACCGTAACCTGTCTGTGGGTTTTCATCTCCAAGTGCACCTAGAATAACAGGTACTTGTGCGTTAGCACCATCCATGAAGAAACCAATCACCCAAGAATTTATTTGTAGTTGATGTAGTGAACCAATACCAGATCTCTGTGGATGTGTCACTGGCATCATTACCAATGCCCATGGCAATTCTTCTGTTGGTAGTTCTGCCTTACTTGGACTATGATAGCCCATGATTCTAACCTTGACCTTGTTAGTCCAATCAAAATCAAAATCTGTTCTACCAAATAACCCTAGTGCTGTATATCTCGTGGCTATATTAGCAGCTGCACCAGCAACGTTCTTGGCAAGGTCAGATACAAAATGACCACTACCATCGTTCTCAACCTGTCCTACGAACCAGTTGAAACCATCTTTACCTATAAAATTTGCGTTACCTTCAGTCATGCTATTGGCTCAGGAGTTGTCATAGTTGGCATTGATCCAGGACTATCAGTGAATAATACCACCTTAGTTGACATCTTATCATCAGATGATAGGAATTGTTTCTCAACTCTACCTATAACATACAGTCCACTGTTCTGATAATCAGTCTCCCGATCCTTACCTTTGAATGTTAGTAGTTCTACTACATCACCAACTGTAAGTTCATTAGTTCCAATATATTCTATTTCAACAGATTTACTATAAAATAATTTTTCCCTAAGTGCGGCCTGAGATAGTTGCTTTGTCATTCCCTTAGTCATAGTACCTTCGGTGAACAACGCAGTATCCATTATCTTAGACATGATACGGGTGTGTGCGTTATCTCTATCGAACTTACTATAGTACTCTGGTGGTTCAAAGTTCTTATTCATTAGAGGCACATCTTCGTAATATTTAGTTATGTTGAAGGGGTGTTCAACGTAAGACATGTCCTTAACATCTAAGGTCATAACCATACTATTATATGATCCAACGTTCAGACCTTTCAATATATCAAAGGTACTTGTCACCTGCATCCTCTCAATAGGAATGATACCCTTATCCTTTTCTGAATCCTCACCTTCTTTTGGCTGATGTCCTACAACAAATCTCTTGATAGGTTTTTGACGGGAGAAGTAATCATAGGATAAGAAATTATATCCTCTCTTGTTCTGGAAGAAACAGTAACCAGCAGATGCAGCTTTAGTTCCTCTCCTCTTTGCTGGAATACTCTTAGCACATAACCATTTGATTATAGTATATGGTGACCAGTATGGTGATATGAATGAGAACTTATTCTGTGTCTTTTCGATTTCAATATCATATGATGTAGATAATAGATCTTCTAGTATCTCTTTCTTTACAATATCATGGATCTTCTTACCACCACCTTTACCAAATCTTCTTGATACTTTGGTTGCTCCATTATTAATGAGATCATATGTACCTATTAATAAGGTAGCTTTGCTCTTACCATCCTTTGTTGTTCTATCTTGTATATCATATATCACTCCACTAATCTGATAGAAGTTAGATTTATATTCAGTATCTTCCCAACCAACAAACACTGCTTCCATACCACTCAGTGCTGATACCATTCCATTACCACTATCAGTTATTTGTGCTTCGATTCTAACAGACGCACTCCTAATATCCTCCACATACTTTAGATACAGTACATGATTAGGGGTCAATGAAACCTGTTCGCCGCCCACTTGGATGACGAAATGCCTTAAAACAAAATTTGACTTAGACTGTTCCATTAGAATTGTGACGTTATAGCATATTCATCAAAATATGGACTGTACTTTACCTTAGGTATAGCCTCAGGACCACCCTGATCCATCTTACCACCACCACTACTAGGAGCAGCTGGGTCGGGCATTGTTAACTGTGCTGGTGGTGAAGTTGTTAACTTAGTTAGGTCATCTCTCCTCTTAGCATTTTCATTCATAACATTCTCTGTTAATTCATTGAGATTAGTCTTCTTACCTCTATTTCTAATTGCTTTTATTGCAGCACCACCTGCTGACATAGCCATACCCATGGGTGTCAACTGGAACATCTTCTTAGCAATTCCAAATCCACCTTTCGCCAATTTCCCAAGATTTTTAGGTGAGGCAGCATTCTTAAGACCCTTTGCTGCTTTCAAACCGAGACCAACAGGAGATAGATCAAAGGCAGTCTTACCTGCTTTCTTTAATCCACTACCCATCTTACCCCAGAATCCTTTACCATCACCAATATATCCTGGCATATATCCTGGTGCAGTATTGAAATCTGGTATCAATGGATCACCCTGAGCTGGTGCTTTTTCTGCCCAATTAGCATTACCTGTCGCTTTCATCCCCAAAGCCAACATCGTACCCAACATAGATGATGGTTTACTCCACTCTTTCTTCTCTTCCTCTTCTGCAGGGGGTAATGCCTTTTGTCCCGACTCCTCTGCTGCAACAAATGCAAGTGCTCTATCTAATTCTGCCTGGTCTTCTGGACTACGTTGCCCATCCTTCCCTTCATATTCATCTTCTACTAATGCAGGGTCTGGTGCTGTTAGACCATAACTCTTTTTCAGTTGCTTTAAATTCTTCTTAACGATCTTACCACCTTCCTCAGTCGTAGGTGTTTTTGAGAATAGATCTGCTAAACCTGCAGCAGCTGCCTTTGCTGGCAATGCTAACGCTGTTGTGAATGCTTTCTTAAATTTATCATCCACTTCATAGTCTTCAACAATAGCAGATGATGCCTGATCCATTGGCATGGTAGCACCACTTTCTTCTAATGACTGATATGGTTCATTAGTAGGTTCTGATCCCATACTCGTTGCATTAATATCAATGATAGGTTGTAAACCTGCAACACCACCCTTGGCGAATGCTACTTCACTATCTTCGTCAATGGCACCACTTCCTGATACTGGTGGCATCAACTCATTGACGGGAGTAAGATCTACGTTTTGAGCTAGAGCAGTAACATTCGCTCCACCCAACTCATCCATTGACTGTATCCTCTCTTTAAGTAAGAAGTCTTCACGCATCTCCTTCATCAATATAGACTTAAGGACTAAATTACGATCAGTAAGATATGAAGCTAAACCAGCAAACTTACCGTTTAGGTTCTTAAAGAGTGTTATTAGTTTATCTTTATACATACAGCACCTCTACTCTTGTACCTTTACCAAACTGATCAACCACCTGATGACGTATAACATCTGGATCCAGTGTAGTAGGTGGACTTGGTATGATCTTAGTTGGACCTGGTATCACAACTGGCAGACCAAATACAGCAGTATTATGTTTCAATTCTTGCTCTACTGGTGTGTTGTTTAATGTTTCAGTTTCTGGTGCTGGCGGTGGTGGTTCAATATTAGTTTGTTGTGTCTGTGTTTCATTAATATCAGCTGGGTCACCCTTTTTTCCAAGCAACTTACCAGCAGCACCTTTAAGGAGATTTCCAACAGCACCTACCATCTTACCACTTGTACTACTTGCCTCTTGGTTATCAGGTGCATCGTTCTCTGGTTTCCAGTCAGTATTATCAGGTTGTAAATATTTGTCTCTTGGTTCATTGTTTATGAAATCAAAGTGAACTGGATCCCTAGGACCTTCCCAATGCCATCCAAACTTATGACCATGTATTCTCATCCATTCGTTTGCTTTAGATCCTTGATCTATATCAACTGCCCATCCCTGTTGGTGTGGTGACATACCCTGCGGAGCTGGTGTAATAACATTAGGATCATCTTCATTCTCTATCAGCTGTTGCTGTTCTTCTGCATCACGAAATGCCGATGTAACTGAACTTGGTAGGTCAACACCATCAGCTGCTGCAGCTGACATTACTTTCTTCCATCCAGATTCAGCAGCAGGGTTAAGATGTATCCTCTGTCCTAACATATCTCTACCATTATCAAATGGTGTAGGTATTGATCTCTTTCTCTCTGGTCTACCAGACTTAAAACTATCAACCTTTGCCGACAATGACTTACCTGCATTACCAATAGCACCACCTGCTGACTTAGCTAGATTCATCATACCTTTAATAGGTCTTTCAAATGCTTGTCTTACTGCTGGTGTAGGACCAGATCCAGGTCCACCCTTATCTGCAGATCGAAATGGATTGAATGCTTGGTCAGGTCTACCGAGTAATGGAGGTTTCTTACCAGCAGCAAATGATTCATCACTCTGTCCTCTCTGTTTCAGATCATCCTCTATTAATTCTTTCCACGGTGCATTATTCTCATCTTTTACTCTTTCATTCCTACCTTTATTCCACCATTCCATTGGGTTAGGTATACCAAACTTACTTTGCTTAATCTTAAGAGTTGGAAGTTTGAATTTAGTTTTTAACTTATTAATCTCTCCAAGTATCTTACCCTTACTTGGTGCTGAAGGCAGTGAGTTCATGAATCCAGCCGTTGCCTCTAGCATCGTCTTGGATCCTTGCTTGTATATACTGTTAATAGCCTCACCAATCTTCTTCATAGGTATGACAAGTTCTGGACCTTTCTCACCTATGAGTGCCTTAGTTGGTTTGGTTATTGCTGCAGCATCTTGTTTCTTAACATATGCTTGTGCTCTGTCTAATTCTGCCTGGTCTTTTTTACTTCTTCCTCTTCCGAAGTTTGGGTTCTTCCTAAGATATTCTTGTGCTCTATTTAATTCTGCCTGGTCTCTTTTACCTCTTCCCTTCTTATGTGTGGTTATATGGTCATATCCTGCCCCAAAAGCACGCCTCCCAAGGTTCAACAATCCTGATCCTACTGATCCTATCCCCGAAAGGTCAGGCATCGATGGCATGTTGAAACCTTGGAAACCTCCACCTGTTCCAGGTCCACCTTTTATTGAAGCATTCCTTATTAGTGGACCTTTTGTATGATCAAAATCCTTAGATACAGCTGAGCCATCCTTCCATAGGTCCTTAGGTACATTATAATCACGTGGACCTGGTGCTGATCTACCACCTGTTCCAATACCAATCCAATATCTTTCTCTACTCTTTAAAAAATCTGTAAGCTTATCCTGTGAATCAAAAGCAGGTTCAAACGAGCTGAAGAAATTCTCACTCGTCTCCAAGAGTTGATCTGCTAAATCTTCAATTAATAAGTTAGATGCCATTAGCGGTGTCTACGACGTTCTTCATCAATCCTTTCTCTTTCCTTCTGTAGGTGAGAGGATAATAAGTTCACGTACACGTCCCGTTCCCACGGGATCATGTTTTCAATATCTGTCAAGCTATATTTATGGTGTTGAACTAATGAAAAATTCGTCTGATAAAAGCTCATCATGCCCTCATGAAAGAGGGCTATGCGAAAAAATCAGCCAATCCTTCAATGACAACCTCATTAGCTACTTGTGTCTTAGGGTTCTTAAACTTAAGCACATGTCTTAATGTAGGCATAGTATTAAAGAATTCTTGTATCATAGCAAACTGAGCATTCGTTAATGATTCAATCCAATCCTTTGCTTCATCTACTGTGAAGTCACCAGTTGGTTCTTCCCCAACATATACTCTCTTGATACATTTACCAACCAACTCATATGGATCTACCTTTTTCTTAGAGAATGTCATAGTAGCAAAGTATTCCATATCTGGGTACTTCATCTCCACAGTCATTTCATCAGTCAACTTAACGATGTTGGTATGTCCTTTTGGAAAATGTACATTGACATCATCCACTAAGAATGATACCTTAAGTTCTGTTTCTCCATCATCAGGACAAGTAACATTCAGTTCAATCTCTTCACTGATTGATCTAGCACGAACTTGAAGGAAGATATACTCTATATCAAATAGAGCCATATCATCCAGATTATGCTTGGAGAGGATACAGTTATTCAGTACACTTCTTATTGCCTCTAACGTTTGCTCTGTGTCCTGTTGTTCCAGAGCAATGATTAATGCTTTTTGTTCCTTAACAAGGAATGGTCTGTACTTCAGTTTCTTTTTTGTAGAAGGCACCGTCAACGTATACGTTGGCGTAACAATTTCAGGTAATGGCATGATTTATCAAGTAATTAAATGACTATATTCATAGTATAGACCAACAGTAACTTTTACAAGTTGTGCAGGTCCAGATGAGTAGGGGATAGATGATACAGTGTATGGATATGCCTTAGTCAGTTTAACTTGGAAACCTATTCGATAGTCTTCCTGATCTTTTGGATCTTCAGCTTTCTCTACACCATGTTTTTCCATCTTATTGATAACTAGATCACATGTATAGTAATCATAGTATCTCTGTGCGTATGCTTTATGTAGCGAGTTAGTCATAGTATGATCGCCAGCATACATGTCTCTAGGTTTTTCAATACCACCTATAATATAGTCTTGCCAAGTCCTAAAGAACTTGTATGGTATTGAATCGGCATCACAATAAAAACTAACATCTAGTTCATTGAACACCTTAGATGAAGCCACCTTCTGAATGATGCCCTTATGAGCCATCTTAAAGTCAGAAGCTGACATGGTAACACCAGGAACTTGTATCTCATTACATAACATATTCAACTGGAAGTTCTGGGCTTGATCCCACCCTAAACCTCCAGTGAAATTTCTATCAAAATGATCTCGCAATGAATACCCTTGACCCACAGGAGGTAAACTAGGGGCAGCAATAAAAAATGAATATAAATTAGATGCTGAGATTCCACCAGACCTTCCAAGGACTGCCTGCTTAAAATTCTCAATAGTTTGAGCCTGTGGCATAAATATAGAATATGGTGTGACCATATCTATTTATCATGGCATACAAAGGAAAATATCGAGTAAAAAACTATAGAAAATACAAAGGTGACCCCACCTCTGTAGTATTTCGTTCCCTTTGGGAGAAAAAGTTTATGGAGTACTGTGATAAGAACCCTAATGTAATTGAATGGTCAAGTGAAGAAACAATAGTACCATACAAGGATCCAGTTCAAAAGAAATGGAGAAGGTATTTCCCAGACTTCTATATGAAGGTCAAAGAAACCAATGGTAAAATTCAATCATACCTCGTAGAGGTCAAACCTCTTAAGCAAACTAAAATGCCTAAGAAACCTCTACAAAGAAATAATAGAAAGAGGTATCTTGCGGAGGTTATGACTTATGCCACAAACACAGCAAAGTGGAAAGCAGCAGAGCGATACTGCAGGGAAAGGCTTTGGAGATTCAAGCTTATCACCGAGCTCGAACTCGAAGTTTAGTCAATATGTAGCATCAATTAAAGGTAAGAAGTTATCTGTTAGCACAATGAGAGAACAGATACTGAATACCTTGTTTGATGGTGCAACAGATAATCCTGATACAGGTAAATGGTATATATTTCAATATGATCCAAAATTTAGAGCTCAACTTAAAGAATGGGATGAATATCCCTTGATTCACGTGATGGAAATTAAGAAAGGGAACATACTTGGTGCTAATATACATTACATGAACGTAAGAGCTAGGCTAGGTGCTATAAATAACAACAGATTCCCTGCTAAAACTCTACATTATTATATACCAAAACGTGCAGACAGTATCTTCTTTGAAGTAGATGATCTAGACGTTCCCGTGATGAGTCAGTGCCCCATAGAAAAATTCCATCGCAATAGATGACTGAAACATTAGAAGAAAAGAAGCAAAGTCTGTCGTATCCCAGAGGGATTGACCAGGTACCTTATGCTTCTTTCATGAAGATAGAAAGATATGAATACCAAGAAGGTCTAGCAAAAGTTGCTGCTAATCAGAATGATGCATTAGGTTCATTCGCACGTAGTGGTACAATGAAGACATTGGTTAATGGTGTAACTGGTGCCATGTCAGGTGTATATGGTGGTGCTGGTACTGGTGGAGATGCAGATAAAAGAATGAATGTAATAGCAGATGATATAGCAAGAGACGGTGTGAGTACAACACCAAAGTGGTGGGATCCTGCAGGAGTATTTACTGGTAAACCAAAAACTGAAGTTCCTGGTGGAGATAATGAGATAACATTACCAAGTGGAGAGAAGACAACTTGGAATAAATTAAAGGCAGGTAAGGATGAATTAATGGAGAGAAGACGTAAAGGTCTCCAAGCATCCGAACTTAACGTAGCATTACCAGAAGAATTTCAATACAAATATAGTGCTGACTGGGGTAACGAATTTAAAATGGGTACCATGGCACTCATGGCAGACAATGCTGCTAAGTTTGCTGCATTAGGATTAGCTGGTGCAGGTGCTGGTGCATTGATTACTAATACATTAGGTAGATTAAAATCAGCATCAGGTGTAGTTGGTAAAATTCCTGGTATGCCAGGACCTGATGAATATGCTGCTAGTATGGCAAAGGGTGCAGGTATGGCAACCAATCCATTTAATGTCAACAGTGAAATGAGTATGAAAAATATTGTTGGACTAGGTGGTATGGCTCCTAATGAAAATGCCATCCAGATGTTCACTAAAATGAACATGAGATCATTTAGTCTCAGTTTTACATTTGCTGCTAGAAATGCTGGTGAATCAGAAGATATACAAACAATTATAGAATGGTTTAAACGTGGTATGCATCCTGGCTCAAAGAATGCTAAGGGATCTGCTGCTATGTTAACCTTCCCAGATGTATGGGTACTAAAACCCATGTTCGTTAAGGTAGACGAAACTATGGATAATGATGGTAAGAGTCTATTAAAAATCACTGATGAACCAATCCAACATCCTATGATGCCGAAGACTAAGTTATGTGCGTTAACAAATCTAAATGTCAACACAGCTCCAGGTAGCATGATGAATACTATCTTTGACGGTAGTATTCCTTTACTTACTGTATCACTTGACTTCAGTGAGACAACTGCTCTTACAAGAATGGATATGGAAGGAGCAAGAACAAGAAGTAATAATAAACTTGATAAAGGATTCGTCGCATCCTCTGAAATGGCAAATCATCCAACTATCGGTTTCTAATGTTAGCTGCACTACCAGATCTATTATACAACTTTGGAGCATCAGCAGTTGATCCAAAGTTCCTAGTCTCTAAAAATATATGGAGACGTGCTGAGATACTACGTGAGTATAAGTCATCACTTGCTATGTTTGATGAGTATATTGTCCAGAATGGTGAGAAACCAGAGGATATTGCTCTAAAATACTATGAGAACCCATTCTACAACTGGACGTTGTTGGTTATAAATGATATTATTAACTTCCATGAGCAATGGCCTAGATCAACTCAGCAACTACAAGCGTACTGTGCTGCTAAGTATGACAATCCTGCTGCGGGTAAAGACTATATTACTACTGAAGTGAAGAAAGGTAATAATATTATTGTACCTGCAGGTAAGATTGTACCATCTACTTTCCAGATTACATACTATGATGGATCCACAACTGTAACTGCTAACCCAGTAGCATCACGTTCATTCTATCAGTTTGAAGAAGAAGAGAATGCAAAGAAGGAACGTATACAGTTAGTCAAACCAGAATTTATTGAGGACTTTGTTGAAGCATACCTCATACGAATACAGAAGGCAGGTATGTTTGATATAGGAATAACAGCAGATTCACTCAGCATGTCATAAAAAAAGACCCCTCTAGAGGGGTCTCTTAGTTTATATACTAAACTTAATCTTCGTTTGCTAGTTTAGCGAAGTAAGATAATGTATCGTCTCCACTCGCAACCTTGACTGGTTCATCAGTGGTGCGACGTGCAGTAGGAATTTCAACTTCCTCATCGACTGTCTCAGGATCAGGTTTGTATGATGCCTTAAGAGTTCTATCAAGACGTTCCTTGAGTTCCTCATAAGACTTAAACTGATCATCAGCAGTATATGCTGCTAGACTGTGCTCTTGCTTCCAGACACCCTCTAACTCTTTGTCAGAGAAACCACCTAGAGTAGATGCAGTATCGAATTCAGACTTATCATAATTCCAAAAACCTGCTACCTTAGTGATCTTGAGTTTGAAGTCAGCACCCTTCCATAGATCGAAAGGATTTACTGGTGTCTCATCCTCAAATGCAGGTTGCATTGATTCCATCACCTTATCAAAG